CCCTCAAGGTTAGATATATTATTACTTACAGCAGGGGAAGATGATGTATTACGTAATGAACTGATTGAATTTGAATATTGTTCAATAAGCTGTATTTTATAGTAAAAATTCTCTAATCGTGTTTGTGCTGAACTAAAGTGGATAAAATTATTAAAATCAGTGTAGTCAATATTGATGTCTATTTCTTTAGATTCAAGTAGACTATTTATATTATTTAATGAACCTGTAGTAGATGTATTTAATATATCTGAGTAAGAGAGTATTTGAGATGAGTTATTTACTTGGTCTTTTAGATTTAGATTGTAATTTGGCCCTTGTAATGGGATAGTATTGTCAAATGTAATTACTTCATCTTCAAATTCTACTCGGTATGCTGTTGGTTCTTCTATAAAATTTACTACCCAACATAATGAATTTGTATTATAAGTGTCTGGTAAAGGATCATATAATTTAATTAATATGGTTGGGTTATTCGGATCATCATTATCTAAAATTATGTTGTTAGATATTAATAAGTTATTTTCTCCAAAATTTAAATAAAAATCAATAAAATATGAACTATTATCTCTTAAAGATATAAAAGCATTAGTTTTTTCTACAATATCTATATTAGATAATGAAGTACTATCTAATCTAATTTCAGTCCTGTCAGAAGATATTTCAGATATATATAATGGTTCTAAATTAGATCCTATTATTTTGTTTATAAAGTTATAATATGCAACATATATTCCCGAATTAAATCCAACATTTGATATATCGTTTTGTGGATCTATATTAATTTGAGATATATTATTTAATGGGGGCAGGCTGTTTAAAACAGTATAACTATTATATAATGGGTTACTATATTGTATTTTTTTATTTAAATCATATATATAAAATTCAATACTACTATTTTCATTAAGGCTATTATCAATACTTATAGTAGGAATTAAATCAGTATCAGATGAATTATATAATTGAATACTAAAATTATCTGGGGATATTTGGTCTATAGTGGAAGCCATTATTAAATTTTGGTTGTAAGGTCAATATTTTTCTTTTGTTCGTCTAAAAGATCTATTCTTAATTGAGATATTTCGTTTTGAAGTGCTATTATATATTCATTATCAGCTTCAAAGTTTATATATTCACTACTTTTTTTAATTAAAAATTCATGAGAATTAATATCACCATATTGTTGGATGCTATAAAATAAGTCATTATATGAGTTAAAAAAATCAGTAATAGTTACTTGGGTATTTAATTGGTCCTGTATAGGTTTAACACCTAACTGATTAAATTTAGTATCTATTACTTTTGTGTAATTATTTTTATTGTAATAATCTTTATTTAATGTTACTTTCATATTTATCCGTTAATTACTTTGAAATAATAATCATTATCTAAAACTATAGTTGAACTATCAATAGTTGTTTTAATTAATATACAATAATATCTTTCAGGCTCCAAGCCACTCATGTAAATATCAAAATAATTACCTTTAATATCTGAGCTTATTTTTGTGTATAATGGGTCAAAATCAATTATATATTCATTTGTAGATAAATCTTTTAATGCATAGTATGATGATGTAGGTAAGTAATTCAATGATGTAAATAGTGAACTAGTTTGAAATTGTCTAGTTGGGTAGAGTGGGCTTACATTTAATCTAAATCTATTTACGCTAGAGTTATAGAATGTTTTTTTATTTTCTGTTAGGGTGGTTTTAATTATAGGATCTGTAACTATACTAGAACTAGCGGATCCAGTAAGTATGGTTGAATAATCATTCCATCTAAATTCTAAACAGGGGGGATATATAGTATTAGTATCAACACTATAAAATTTGAATGATGGTTGGGTATTAAGTGATGGATAAAATTCTATTGCATCTGGTAATTTGGTTATTAATCCATAATTTGGAATAGAACCACTATACCATGATTTAACTATGGGGGTGACATCCATAGATATATCTTTTACAGTTCGTAAACCAAAAGATTGGGTTACTGTTAAACTACCAGTAGAAAACCAGTTTCCCCCACCGGATGCGGAATAATATGTTGAGAATGAGCTAGTGTAATTATATCCACTTATATTTCCAGAAAAACTCCAAGATACTGATTGGTTGGAGTCCGATGTAATCCAACTAGCTCCATCTTGTGATTGGGGTATATCGGCATATTTTCCAGTTCCATTATCCCATCTTTGGGCTATAGGATGTGTTTCTAAATATGTATCAGCATTCATTCCTTGCACGCTAGCAATGGAATTATTTAAATATACGGAATATGTGCGATTTGATATAGTATTATTTATTATATCGTTTATTTCCGCTGTATCGAATAAAATTAAACTCCTAGCAACACCCGGTTTAGATGATGGTAGTTGGGTATTTGATATTTCACAAATAGCATCTAATCCTGAATTAAGGTTAGGATATGTTGAGTATATTGTAGTGTCTTGTGTGGGGAATAATTTATAATAAGCCATCTATAATGTTTTTATTATAAATATTGTACTATAAAGGAGAAACTTTACCTTTTATATCAGTATCGGGGTATTTAAGTTCAAATATGCTTGGATCTAATGAGGGATAAATTACTTGATTTTGTGTTGCTCCTGTTATATCATAAGCATATTTTGAATATCCATTATTTTCTCCGGATTTATTTTCAAATGTAATAGATTTTACAGTTTGTACACCTTCTATTTTATCTAATAATATGTATAAATCTCTAATCATTATAGGTTGATTTAATTGCCATTTATCAGTATTAAAATGTAATTTTAATGCATTTATACAATTTAATAAGACTTCATTATTATTATAGTTAGGTAATACTACTATATCAAAAGATACCCCTACATTAATTATAAATGCATCTCTGATTTCAATAGTATCACCAATCATTCTATATTGGGATATATATGTTCTTAAATTATTTTTTAATGTATTTGAAGCATAATTTAACTTACCATTACTATCTTGAGATAATATATATAAGTTAAGGGTTTCAATAGTTGATACTTGATCATCTGTTAATTTAGGTTGTTCAATATATGCTTTAGTAATAGAACCATAATCTGATGGCATACTTAATGCTCTAATTAAATAATCATCTGCAGTTACTGAACGTAGTTGGGATGCTACTAACATCATGGTATTTTGTCTAATTTCCTCTATAGTATCGCCTCCTTTTCCACCACTTGCGGCTTTTGGATTATTTGAAGTTAATGAATTAAATATATAATTAGATGTAGTAGGATTTAGGTTTATTTGGGTAAATTTAGTATTAGCGGTATTTATAGTAATTAATGTATTTGCATCTACATTCGAACTAACCCCACCACCAGTTAAATATCTAACGGTTAAGGTTGTATTTGATGGGGCAATACCATAAGTTCCTGTATATAAGAAATTGGTTGGGGAGAATGCTGTTGTTAATTTATCTTGTTTTATTGGTAAACCTAAACCAACATTGTTTGGGTTGGGGATTATTACTTCATCACTATCTGATGATGTTCCTGAACCAAATTGGAGTTGTAATGTATTATTGTTTAGTAATCTAGTAGTGAATCGCCTTTGTACTTTCTTTAATTTTAATACAGAAGGAGTATCACCAGTATTATTAGGGTTGTTAGTATTTGTATTTTTAATAGAATCAAATATAGTTTCCTGACCTAAGTGGTCTACTTCATACCATTTATTTCCATCTGAATCTATTATATCTAATATTTTCATGATAGAATCATTAATAGTTACTGTTGAGAATGGAACAGGGTCAGTAAAATTAAATGTTGTTGATTTAATATCTGAAGATATAGCGTTTCTAGATTTTTTTAATAGGTAATATTGGGGGGTATTTCCTACTATTTGATATACTTCTACAGAAGTAGGGTCTTGTGAACTAGATATTGTAAAATCGATTTTATCTTGGACTAAAAATGAAGCACCATTAGATGATACTGTGGTATTTTCTCCAATATTTAATGCATATGAATAATCGGGAGATGTTATAGATCCAGAGGTGATTGCAGGTATTTGTTGGTAAAAATCAATTGAAACTTGAGCGGCTGTAGTGGTTTTGGGTTTGTATCCAAACATATACGCTAACTCATATATGTTATTAGTTTGTTGTGAGTATTGTATAAAATTTTCTTGAATTTGATTATCTAAATAAAAAGATAAAACATCACCTACATACGCGGATTGCTCCATAAACATCATTCCGGGGGAAGATGGAGAGAAATCATTGTATGTGTTTGGGAAATAGGTTTTTGAATATTCAATCAGACGTTGTCTAAAATCTGAGAAATCTCTATTTATGTATTTTATATCTGTACTCATAGGTTAAATTTATGGGGTGAAATTCATTTCCAAACCATCTGATGTATTGGTATTTTTAATAGAATATTTTAAAACTACATTAACTGTTTTATCATTTCCGGAAACATTTAATTCGTTTATAATTATTTGGGGAAAATAATTTATTATTTTAGTTTCGATATCTTCTTTTAAAAATTCAAGATTATTAGCTCGTATTTTTTCAAATATAAATGCTCTTAATCCCCCCCCAAATGTTGGATTTAATAATCTTTCTCCGGGATTAGTAAGGAAAAAATTAATTAAATTATTTTTTAAAGCATTCTTAGTTTGATAGTTAGACTGAAATACAGAAGGGGAGGTAAATGGGATATTTACTCCTACTGCTACACTATCTTTTAAATCTATAGGATGTATCTGTACCGGATTGAACGACATTATTTATTATTTATTAATCCCATTATTTGATCCAATCCTAATTCACCATGACCTAAACTCCCATTTACAGGGTCTACTGATGATGGTGTAAAGGGCATAGAAATATCATTTGATGTAAAACTCATAGCGGTTTCACCTAAAATATCTCTATATTTCTGCCTTACATCCATAGTTGGTTGGTTAAAGGTTGATGGTTGAGGGTTAGGAATAGGTAAGGGGTTTGGGGAATATGATTCTCGTATAACTTGTTTTGGTGATTTAACAGCTTCTATTAATATCTCCTTAAGTTCTTCTTGAATAACTTTTCTAACTGATTCTTCAATTAATTTTTTTAATTCTGATGCTTTCATATGTTTATAAATATTATATTTAATTAGATTGTAAATTATTTTGTTGTATGTAGAATATTAATTCATCTATCAATATACGATCTATAGAGCTAAAAGAAAACTCTCCTCTAAGTAAAACTGTACCATTAGATGATTTAGCTATAGCTCTTCTACGTTTTATTTTACTTTCGGTAATTTCTGTTTCTACATCAAATGTAAAACCATTTACTACTTGTGGTTCATCTACTATATCTTGATCTTTTTTTACTTGATTAGTAGATAATATCAATGATGCATTTATAGGGATTAGTGGGGTTATTGTAGGTTGAGGAGTACCCATTGATGATGTGATAGAAGTGGATGTTAATTGGGTGGTATTTGTTTGTTCAGTTTCAGTATAACAGTGTTGAATTAATTTATCTAACACATTTAATATTTCAATTAATGTATATAAGGAAATTTTTAATACTACTAATATAACTAATATTTCTTCAATTAATTTAGATGATTTTGAAATTATACCTTCTAATTTTTTAGCTATTTGCTGAATTGTGGTTATAACATTTAAAGGTAATCCTGGTGGGATTGGTAGAGGGAAGTTTAGGATTATTTGAAGTGATATATTTAGTGATTTTAAAGTACTTTCTGTAATGCCTACAAATTTAGTAGTACTATCTATTAAAGTCATAGTTTTATTTAAAACTGTAACTAATTGGTTTTTTTGGTTAATTATATCATTTAATACTTCCGGAGTGGGGGATGATGTTTGATTAATAATATTATTTAATTGGGATGGATCTTTAATTAAAGATTGTACATCCGTTATCCCAAATAAAGCAATTAAATTTAATGCTTTACCAGTTAGATTTGTTTTAACAGTAGTTATTGAATCTGTTAAACGTTTTTTTGCATGAAAATCAGAATCTTTATATGGAGCTGTTAATGCCGCTACTTCTGCTACAGTTAATAGGGAAAAAGCAATTTTATCTGCTGTTAAATCGGATTTAGTAGGATTTAATTTAATAATTCCTAAATCTTCAATTATATCTCCATTTCCCTTAAATATGGTTAATTTTTGATTTCCGTAGGATTTGTTAGTACAGCTAATATCTGCTAAAGGGTATATAGGTGGATTTTCTTCTAAATAAGTAATATTTAAAATAAAATTTCCTTCTACATTGGTTTTGACTGTGGTTACGGTTGAAATAAATACATCCTTGTTTTCAGACATATCATTTAATTGGATGTTTACCCCTTTAATAGGTTTATTGGTAAAACTATCTATTATTCGTCCTTTAATATTTTTTTTTATCTCACCCATTATGACAATTTTACCTCGTTAGATTTTAGTAATTCTAATCCTGTTTGAATCTGTACTAGACTTGATAAAGCAGTAGAACCAGGACCTGATATTCCTGGGAGAGTAGATAATGCTGTTATTAATGGGGTAAGAGCATTAATTATGTTGTTTAATGTATCTACTGTTTTTTTACCTAGCAATGCTGGTTCTTTATTTGATTTAGTACCTAATAATATCTGGTTGCTATTTAAATATATGTTATTGGTTGATTCTATATTAATGGTATCGTTGGATAATAGACCTATTGATTTTTCACTACTTATTAATATTGAATCTTTAACTGCATTTAATATAATTCTTGTTGAATTAAGTATAATTTGTGGGGAGGTATATTCGGTAGGTTTTGTAGGTGAAAATGTTTTAAAATTTTCATTAGCTAAACTTAATGTATTTAATTTTTGAGCAGAGGTTAAATATATTAAAGAATCATATGTTTTAAAATCTTCTACGATTGGAGAACTACCATTAGATGTTCTATTTTTATTTTGACCATTTGATATTATGGTAATTGGGTTCTTTGTTTTATCAGCTCCTGAGGACCATTGGTTAGAGAATTTGCTTGGGGAAGTATATGTAGATCCAAATCTAAGGCTTTGCCCAAATCTACCTTCATATATTATATCTCCAGAATATGGCATTAATGAACTAACGGTTCCATCATCAAAATTATTATCTTTATTAGGTGATGAAGGTAATGGGTTGTAATTAACAGATAGATTGCCATATAAAGATATAGGATCTCCATAAACATATTGGGGGTGTTGTATATTATTGGGAGTTGGGACTTTATATATGATAACACTTTCTCCTATAATTGGTATTTTAGTTTGGTTGCTACTTAAAGGACGGGCATATATAATACTTAAATGTTCGATATCAGAATGTTGGTGACCCATCACCATACCTATAGCTGATAAATCATTTGTATCTTTAATATATTGGTGAGTTTCATCTAATACCACATCATCTACTATTAATATAATATTAGTAGGAGTTTTAATTGGAGTGGAGGTAGATTTACTTACATTTTTAACCTGAGATGCAAATCCAAAATTAGAGAATGTCATTTTTATTTATCTGAATTGAATTGTTTTATTTCGGATAGTAATTGGGATTTTTCATCCTCACTCATTCCGTATCCTTCATCTGCTGATTTATTAGATGATAAAGCTTTTTGAGCAATATTTGCCATTTTTATTAATTGTTCATCATTTTTTAATCCTAAATCCATATATTCTTTTATTAGAGGAACTATTAAAGTAGCGTCCCCTATATCATTTATTAATGGTTTAAGTTCGGAAATCAGTGCAATTATTTGTTTTTCTTTTTTCTTTTGATTATTATATATTTCAGATAAGATGTCTGAAAATTTTTTATTTTTAAATATTTCTGAATCTAATTGGCTCATGGTAGGTTTGTGGATAAATATTATATAGGGTAATATTTATTATATAGTTAAGTAATCTGTTTCTAAATATTTTGTATATTTTTCTTTAAATATACTACCCAATATTCCTGCTATTTTTGTAATTTTAGGGGTTTTTACTCCTGGTATCATTTCTCTTAAATAAACATATATTGCTTTTTTATCTAAGATATCTATATTAGCTCGAGATTGGAATAATTTTAATATAGAATCGGCTATTTCTATATCAGATGATTTATTAAAAATGTTTGGAATTTCTTTAGAAAGATATAAAGTATATGAATCTATAAATATAGATAATTTATTTTCTATAGGATTAATATCAATATTGTAAGAAAATTTATCATCTTCTTCTAATTCTTCAACGGATGCATTTTGAATTTTTTTCTTATAATTTTTTGTATTATATAAAATACACCATCTTTTTACAATAGTCCCAAAATAGGAATATGCCTTAGGGGGGGTGATTTTTTTCAGTTTATCCATACAGTCTTTAGAAACATTTAAATCTTCTAAAAATAAATTTATCTGTTGTTGAGATACTCTATCAACATCCCCGACATATGATATAAAATTTTTATCATATTCTTCAAAAAATTCTTTAGTAATAATTTTAACTAACCTATCTTGGATATTTTGTTTATGGTTATATAAATGTATCTTACTTAAAAGAAATATTATTATTTCATGTTGAAGATGTTCTAAATCATCTACTTCAGTATGATAAAATTTAAAAGTATGAATTATATTTTGAGTAAGTTTGAAGAATGGATAGTGGATTTTTTCTCCATATATTTTACTTTTAATAGTATGATCAGAAGTATTATTATATAATATAATAGCTTCCTCGGTTTCTTGAGTGAAATAATTTTTTTTATTATTTTTAGCCATTTTATTTTCGGATTTGGAATTCATTTAAAATATCTTGGATTTGTTTTATATTTTTAAATATAACTCCAATTTCATCATCACTTTCAAATGCACCTAAATAATCAAGTTCTTTAATTTTTTTATCAGATACTTCAATTACTCTAGATAATTTATCTAAATATTCTAAATACCCAACTAATATATCTTCTGATTTTTCTTGTTTTTTCATTAAATTTAGGGTTGTATATCCCAAAATCACTACTAAAACAGACAATATGCTTATTATTACTATCATAAACTATCTAATAAATTTTTTAAATTATTACTTTTGATTGAACCTAAAGCTTTATTTCTAATTTGGTCCTTTTTTGAATTGGTTGGGGTTATTTTGATTTTGGAGATTGGTGTTTTTTCCTGTTTTAATTTAGGTAACCACTCACGTTCAAATTCAATCCTAGCAGCCATTAAATCTGCTTGATGTACTATAAATGGGAGTGATGTTCTTGGTTTAGTTTCTACCCCAAATCCCATTAAATATTTTTTATTGGCTTCATCATATAAACCATCATGTGTCTGAATTGTAATCATTTCATTAAATGAGTACTGGATATTATGTGATTGGAGTAAAAATAATCCACGGTCAGGGATTGATGCAAATGCAATTTTAGTATTATGGGTGTAATCTTCACCTAACTTATCTTTTCTCCATTGATCAGTTTGAGGGATATATGATTCGTGTTCTTCATCCCCCATTTTACCTAAATCGTGATTTAATGCAGAAAATACTAATTCCTCAACAGTGTAAGTAGTAGTATCAACACCATGTTTAGCCCATAAATCGTGTTGATCTACAGCGCATCTTATAACGCGATTAACATGTTCAACGTATCCTCCAGGGAATGCGTTGTGGAATTCTTTCCTATGCGAGGCAGGCATTAATATTAATCGCTCAGAGTATTGCTCATAAAACGCTAATAATTTCTCCTTGCGTGGAGATGAAATGTATGTCTCTATATACCCCAATAATTCGTTCCAATTATCTTGGATTTGTTCTGCTGTCAAATTCATAACTTATTCTTATTTAATGTAATATACGGATAGGACATGCCTAATCCAAGGAATCTTTGGTTATATTGAATATTTTATTTAAAGTAGCGCATTTTTCATATTCTTCAATTGATTCAAAATATTTAATGGATAAATTAAGGTATTTAATTAATTCGATTTTATTTGAATAATCAGATATGGTAAGTTTCCATTGTTTATTAGGTTTAAATAAACATAACCAAAACCAACCTCTATTATATATTAAAAATTCACCAGCTTGTTTAACATCACTTGAATCTAATTCTTCATTTGATTTAGATAAAAATGATATTATTGAATCTTTAAATGCATGTCCATTTCTAAGTAATTTAATGAACATATCTATTTTGTGAGTAATAGATGATGGGAAATCCTCTTCAGGGGGGTGTTGATAATTAGTATCTTGATAATCTATTAATAGATCAAATATATTGTTTAATTCCATATCGGTTTAATAATTATATAATTTTATAACATAACTATTAAACATATTTACCACCTATTTTTTCAATGACTTCTATAGCTTCTTTTAAATCAATGGTAAAATGTTCCCTCTTAGTACTTAATCGTTTTTTTCGGAGATAAATATGTACCTCTTTCTCTACTTTCTTCCCATCAACACATCTGTAAGCATATTCTACTTCATAATGAATAGGAACACCAGTATGTTTGCTTACTTGCTCAGATCTTTTTTCGGGGGTAAGTTCTGTATATCCTATTTTTAATATATTAGGCATTGCTGGGTTAGATAAAATGTAAACATATTGTTCACCTTCTTTTCCACTATACATTCCTAATTTTCTATTAGTATAATATGTAACTATTTCCCACCCATCTGTATCATCATGTAAAGTATAGTATGTTGGAGGTATATTTAAATAATCTTCAGTAGCTGAGATATATTTAGCGGCTTCTTCTAGAGTTAAACGTTCCATAACTTATTTAATTAAAATCGTGTCCCACCTGATTGTTTATAAAATGGTAAGCCATTACCACCTTTAATTCTATCTTTCCATTCAGCTTCTGAATGTTTAATTCCATTAATGTAATATTCACGTTTGCGGTTATTTCCTTCAGGGATTAAAGCTGGTCCATCCCAATTATGTAATTTGTTATCAAACATATACATGATTGTACCATCTTTAGTTGTTAATTTTCTACCTTTTACATATTCATTTTCCATAATTATTTCATTTTTATATAAATATATAGAATATCTATTAATAAGGCAAGGAAAAATTTAAATATATCAGGTGGTAATAATTAGCGTATATTCGCCTGTACCTCTAAATTTGACGCCTCCTATGGGAATAGCATTACTCGGAGTAAAATTAATGGAAGATGAGTTGTTTTGAATGACAGCACCAGCAATGTAAGATGAAGTTACAAAACCCATTGATTCAGATACTACCCAATTACCTTCACACCCCTTTAATGAATTAGAGTCATATATAGATGATGTGGTAACTGTTTCTACACAAAAATATGATGAGCCTGAGGGGTTAGAGAATGCAAAATTGATTGATGATGTAGGGAGTATAAATGAATTTAATATTCCTTGATTTAATTGTTTTGAAGATAAAGTAGTTACTGCCATTATTTATTAGTATTTTTATATATCAATAAATATACATCTTAATTAATTTAGATGAATGTTAAAAAATACTTGGAGTCCATATTATAGGGTTCGTATATTTGAAATGTGGGAAGAAAATAGGTATAAGATAGAATGAGGAATGAGAGAGGGAGAATGATGAGGTGGGATGAGATGATGGATATGAGGTGGGAGAATGAGGGTGGAATATAAGTATATATTTTTGGTACTGGATATAAAATATTAAAAGATAAGAGATTAATAAATTGATATTTTATAGAAGAGGTTGGAATTTGAAAATATGATCCGTATATTAAATATGGGTTGAAAGAAATATATAAAATAAATAATATGATAAAAATTAAAGTGTGTTTAAGTGAAAATTGTTTAGAACAGGAAATCATTTATATAAATAAAGAATTAAAACAGGAAGATATATTAAAGTTAATTTGTACCAAATTTGGATTTGAAGGTTGGATTGGATATGAAATTATTAAAGAATAATATTTCATTACCCTATTACCCTACATCTCAATCCATATATATTTTTACCCACCCAGGCTAAATTGAAATTTTTCACCTTTTCTATATTATTTACATATAAGTATATATTTTCCATATATATTCCTCTATTAAGTAATTTTCCCCAACAATACATAATCAATTAATTTCAGCGCATATATTAAATTATATGTATAAAATCATGGAGTATATTGCATTATTGTATTAATGTTGTTTAAGCGCCTCACTTCACGCAGTATCACGCAGTATTACCGCATGAATCCCGCATTTAAATAAAACTGGAATATATTATTAATTATGTTTTAAAAATATTGGGATACGCAAGTAACATTTAGTATATTTAATTTAGTGGGAAACGGATTATATTGGTTATTTGATATATAAAGATATATTATATTGATGGGGATACATAAAAATATATTAGTATATACATGTCGATGGGGGTAAAATCGTTTGCGAGTCATGAAGATAGCTAAGCCTTCCCCCGTCCATCACCGCACCACGACCGACACCCGCGCATGTGGGATATTACGCCCCCCGTCCGGCGGTATATATATGATATATAACCTATCCTATGCCGGCGGTATATAATAAGGAGGGAGGGGATATCCCTACCCCCTACCTTACTACTTTATATCCTAACTATTAACATATCCATCTACTAATTCTAATACTTCATCTTCCTCTAATCCTAATTCATATAATACACTTTCTATTATCTCAACATCCCCACCATATTCTAATCCCATTTCATCCCCTAATCTTAAACATACATTACATAAATCCTCAAATAAAATTACTCCATTACTTAAACTATCAATTTCATTTTCTAAATCAATTATAACATCATTATCTAATTCTAATTCTTCATTATTAACAAATCCTAATAATACTTCTTTTACTTCAATTCCATTTAACTTTTTCATAACTTTTAATTTTAATTATTTATATTATATTTTTTTATTATACTTAAATATACAATTTTCTTTTATAATATTTATGTCCTATTTATCTAATACTTCAAATAATAACTTCATAAATCCTAAAAATCCTCCTAATACTACTAAATAAACAATTGATCCTAACATAACATTTAATTTTAAATTAATAATTTATATTTTCTTATTATACTTAAATATACGAATTGTATCTTAATTTACTTATGCCTTAATTGAAACATCTTCTAATGTTATACAACTCCATACTACTAAAGGTAATAACATTGTAATACCTATTCCATTTTCAAATGATAATAAGATTATACCTACAAATCCTAATACTAATGCTGTCAATAACGCTAAATTTTTCATAACTTTTAATTTTAAATTTTAAATTGTTTATAATGCAAATATAGGAATACTAAATCAATATTCCAAATTATTTTTTTATAGTGGAAATTTATGGTCGATTAATAATTCTAGAATCTCCTCTTTTGAATTGTTTTTGAATAAGTTAATCCATTCTTCCCTATCTAATTTTTTTCTTTCAATGTGTTTATCAACAACATTATATATTGTATCAAATAAATCCTTTAATGCTTCACGTTCACGTTTGAAATCATCATCATTATTTTTCATAACTTTTAATTTTAATTATTTATTAATATTTATCTTTCTTATACTTGAATATACGAAATCAATTTATATTATTTATGTCCTTAATTAATTTCAACTCCAAAATGTTTACACATAAGATCCAAGTCAATTTCAACATCCCCTCTCTCTTTCAATACACACTTTAAATTTACTATCAATTCCAATATTTTAATTGAATCATAATTATTTTCTACTTTTCTCACAAATTCACTTAACATCATTTTCATAATTCTAAATTTTAATTATTTATCTTTCTTATACTTGAATATACGAAAGTAACTTTAATTAGTTACTTCCATATATTTTATTAATTATTTAATCATTACTCTCATCTATCTCACCCAATGGTAAAAATATTTCTATTAATATATCTTTAATTTCACTAGTATCTACATCTACATTTCCCAATTCAATTTTATTATCATATGATATTTCAAACTCAGCTGAATCTTTATCTATAATATCTACTCGTCCACTCTCTATTATATCTATAACTTTATCTATAGCTTCCTCTATATCAGCTAATGTAATATTATTTACTTTTGCTTCCTCACTCTCAATAGATTCTACTATTTTAATTACTTGTTCCAATGAATAAAATGAATCTATTTGATTTTTTAATAACTCCAATACTTCTAACTTTTTCATAACCTTAATTTTAAATTTATATTTCTTATTATACTTAAATATACGATTTATATTTTAATTAATCTTGTCCATCTCTCCAATTAACTAATTCTTCAACTAAATGACCATAATGAGTTATCATGATATGTTCTATAATTCTGTCCGTACAAAATTGAGTACATTCTTCATCATAATACCAACCTCCAATTCCTAATTTCCAAGCCATGGAGGAATAGTATTCAAAATTCATATTACCTTTTTTATACATTGCATCTGATTCCTTTTTAGTAAATGCTTGCATCCATGAGTTTACTCTCTCCACAGCCTGTTGTCTTGTTTTAACACGTTTCCCTAAAATAGTCATGATTTCTTAGTTTAAATATATAATTGATTCTTCCAATCTCAATACTGTTTCTCCTAATACTATATTCACCACTGTTGTCTCTAGTTGATCATCCATAGTATCTATTATTATCATTTTCATTATTTCCACCATAACCTTAATTATTAATTTATATCTCTTTATTATGCTGAAATATACGAAAGCGCTTTTAAATAAGCGCTTCCATATTATTTATTTTTAAAACATTGCTTTTAATTCTGCTATATCTTTATTACTAAATAATCCAATACATTCATCATCCATCATTTCATTAAAATCTACTCCTAATCCATTTAAATGAGTTTTAAATATTTTAATATCTGAAACTGGCATTCCCATAAATTCAATATTTTTATAATTTATAAGTTCAAGATATATTCCAACACCACCATCTTTATCTTCATATAAACATGCCTGATGTTCTACTATTAATTTAATCATTCCATTTGCTAATGTAATATCATTTTCAATATTAACCATTACTACTTTACTTCCAATTTTATTAACCATTACTACTTTACTTCCAATTTTCATAACCTTAATTATTAAATTAATATCTCTTTATTATACTTAAATATACGAAATTATTTTTGAGAATTATTATCCTTATTTAATTCCTTAAAAATAGTTTTTTTAATTTTTTTAATCCCCTTAAATACACCATCTAATAAGTAAATATCATGATGAAAGTCCTCTACTAATTCATCTAATTTTTTCAAAAATTCATTTAATCCTTCAGGATTATTTTCTTTAAAATTTTCCATAACCTTAATTTTTAAATTAATATCTTTTCTTATACTTAAATATACGAATTACCTTTTATTAATTTATATCCTTAATTAGCAACACTCATACCTTCATATTTTAATAAACTATTACAAATGTATCTTTGTACCGCTGGTACATTTTTACATTTTTCAACATTCATTAAAATAATATTTTTATCAACATTATTTATATTTTTACCCTCTACAAATGATTTAACAAATGATTTTATTTCATTTATATTATTCATTACAAATACCTTCTCTGCTATTTGTTCAAAAATTGATTTGATTTGTACCTTTGCTTTCATAACCTTAATTATTAATTTATATTTTTTAATATGCTGAAATATACGAATTAAATTTTTAATCGCTTAATCCGCAGTTAATCTTAGTTTATTTAAATAATGTTACTAATTGTTCTGCGGCTGTATTATTCTTTAATATCAATTCCTCAAACGAAAATGAACCTGAGGATTGGAATGCTGTTTTTACATTTTCGTCCCATGATTTATCATGTTTACGTTTTTTCTCTATCCAATATAGATCTTTTATTAATTGTTCCTTACGTAATGTTCTAACCTGCTTCATAACTTTATATTTTTTAATATGCTGAAATATACGAAATAAAAATAGATATTATTTGACCTCTATATTTTTTAACATTTCAATCAAATTAATATCCTCTGATTGTTTTTTAGGTCTACCTCTACGTAATTCACCATTTAAACGTCTTGTCTCTAAATCTTTTAAACGTATTTGTCTTTGTGATGTATTTAAGCATGGTCTACCTCTTTGAATTGTAATACCTGCTTCTATTTTGGATTGTAATTCTAATAGACGTTTTTGACGATTTGATTCTGGGTTGGGCTTACGCCCTGTTTTAATTCCTACGAATGATTTTTTCTCTTTAATACTATTAATAATGTTTTCCAAATCAATAGTTTTCATAGTGTGTGCTTTTGTATAACCTAATTCTTTAGCTTTTACAATTAAATCTTTTCTTTCCATAACCTTTATTTTTAAATTTATATCTTTTTATTATACTGAAATATACGAAATTGGTTTATGTTATTTATGTCCTAATTAAATTTAATTTATTGAAATTATAGAAATACTTAACAACGTCTATTCGTTTATATTTCTTAATAGCTTTACCTAATGTACCCCCTGATTTAAAGAATAAATAGACATGGTAGTACATTGCCCAATATTCACTTGTATCTATCACTTTCATAACCTTTATTTTTTATTATACTGAAATATACGATACTAATTTTTAGTATTTTATTCCTCATCTACTTTAATTACTTGCTTATTAAATCTAATCTCTATGATAGTAGATACATTAATCATTCTATAAGCACCCTTCACCATATCAAATACAGGTAATAAATTCTTTTCTGCTGCATTATATCCTAATTCACCCCCTTTTAAATGTCTTGTAACACCTAATCTGCAATTCATTGTTCTTAGTGTACCGTCTTTCTTAATGAAATCAACTGTAAAAATATTATTTTCACCCACTAATGCTCTTAATTCTGTAACTTTCATAACCTTTATTTTTAAATTATTAATATGCTTAAATATACGAAAGCGCTCTTAAATAAGCGCTTCCATAGTTAATTGTTTTTTCTAATATTCTTTGTTGCCTTAAGATACATTATAAAATGTATTACTAATCCAATTAATGAACCAGCTGCAGCAAATGCCCCTAAAAATACAAATAGTTTATTATTTATAGGATCGTTCCACATTTCACTAAAGTCTTTCCAAAACATTACATTAATGAATCCAACAAATATAAATCCTGCGATATATATCTGCATTTCTTTTCTTACATTATCAAATTTACTTTCCATAGTTATTATTTTTAAATTTAAACCATTTATCGTTTTAATTGCTTCTATTATACTGAAATATACGAATTGAGACTACGAAAGCCTACACGAGGTGTAAGCTGAATATTACAGTCTATAGACATGTATTTAATATTATTTTTTTAAAATTAATTAACCATTGCATTTTACTCGCCTTACACTCGCCTCGTTAATCTCCCTGGCACCTGCTTAAATTTGTAAGTGAAAATTTAAACCCTCCCTGTTGCGATCCGTTAGTATGCTGCTACCTAGTATGCTGTATCAATAGTTTTAATTGATTTTCCGATAAATTAATGAACGAGTGTAATTAATAATATTCAAATCCTACTAATCTAATCCAGTGATGTGCGTAAAGCGATATATGTTTCGGTGTTCTTTATTTAAATACTGTAATTAATTACGTTTATACATATGTGGGAGGAATGGAAAGTCGCGTTTAATTTAAAAAACCTCCACCACCCTTTATGGGTGATGGGGGTTAAAATTAACGGTTATGAAGCGTTGTATCTTTGTTAATCGCCGTAGTTGGTGATTTATGTATTGTCTTTGTTAATCTGCGTTTATTCCTCGTTATTCTCCATCGGTAATCTACCTCTTCAATAGGCATCTGTGATCTTCCTCGGTAATCTTCATTCCTTTATGATTCAGTTGTTAGGTTAGGTTTCAACAGTGGTTAGGCTGTTATGTATTCTCCCGGACGGGAATTTAATTTACCATTTATTTATATGTTTTTTATTATATTAACCTTATTTATACTGGAATATACGACATTTATTTGTAATCTCCACATCCTTATATGCTTTTATGCGCTTTTATGTGTTTTTTTGTGAGGAGGGGTTTTGTATATATTTTTGGAGGACGGTAAAAAAATGCGTGTCCTCGCGCGAAATTGGTTAGACCTCGCGCCTCCCCGCAACCCCTGTATAACCATTGCCATGTCACATACTATTTTCACTTTCGTCCCCCATTACCTTTCCCACATACTCTGCATTCCACCCTTACAATCACCACGTTTCCATCCTTTATTACTTTATATATTATTTATTCTATCGCTATTTTACCAATATTTCATTCAGTATTTACCGTATTTTATCTTCATCGTCAATATTCATTCGGTAATATTCCTCTCGTTGTTTTATCGTTCGTTCGTTATTACTGGGATATCTCTATTATGTCTTTGGTTTATGATTTATTTTATACAAAATGTATTGTATTTACTAACATCTTTTAAGTCCATTAATTCTTCTCTATTACCTTCATGATCTATTCCATAAATGGTTGAGGTATAATCTCCTAACCCATCACTACGTTTACCTTTTAATTTCTGTTTTAATTCGGCAATAGCACGTTTAGTACTTATTATTGAAGTTCTTTCCATTTCTTTCATAACCTTTAATTTTAATCT